TAAAGAGTGGACTGAATGCGCTTTTCAGGTCTGACAAATATCTTGTCTCTTAATGGCTTAATCATTTGCGTGGCCTCCCACGTTTGGCAGGTGTAGCTTCACCATTGGAAAAAACGCCCAAGGGGTTAACCTCGGGCAAAATGGCTTTCTCTGCAAATTCTCCGCACCATTCATTCATGCTGCGGTTTTGGTAATAAGGATAGCGTCTGCATACCCCTAAATTACCGCCTATATAGTACGAACAAGCACTACAATTGGAAACAGTCATATCAACTCCACTTAGTTGTTGTGATTAGAAGTGCCGCCTTGATGCTCCTTGGCGGCATTTCGCTTTTATCTGTACTCTGAACGCTCGTGTTCGTAGCAGCTCTTTTCTGAAGAACCGCCTTTCATTTCACCCATGCGTCCATCGTGCTTGCCCATGTGTGAGCTGTCACGTGAACCAATTCCGTCCATCTTGCCCATGCCTACACCACCAGCGATAGGCATTTTACGCTCTCCGCTTGTGTCGCTAGACAATGCACCCTTTGGGATTTTCTCGCCTGACATACCAGGACGCATTACTTCTTTGTCAACCATAGATGCGCCAACTTTCTTTTCGCCTGTGCTGTCAGAAGACTTTGCACCTTTTGGCATTTTTTCCATATTCATGTAACCCATGATGTGATCCTTTAGTTTCTTTGCAAAAAACACTACCTTTTGGCAGTATTTTAACTATAGCACAAATTCAAATTAACTCAAATCTTTAAGTTTGGGCGTAAGTCTGTATTTGTAAAAACCCTTTGTTATGTGCAATCTTTCCACCAAATGCGCCCCAAAGCGTTGCTTTCTTAAATGCCTTAACTGGGCACTAATGCTCGCCTCGGGGTCACCTGTTTTTTCAGCTATTTCTTTCAATGAATACCAATTTTGATCGCAAACTGCATTCCAAACCCGTAAAAGTTGGCCAGTAAGCCTTACATCATCACGTTTTGGTAAATAATCGTCCCCATCAAATCGCAGCGGCATTTGAAATGACATGATTTATCCTTAAAAAGGTATATCGTCTTCCATATTGTCAAAATTTCCCATTTTAGGCGCACGATTAACTTGAGGATTTGGTACACCTCCATCGTCATACGGATCATTCATGTATGCCCAGCCATCCCAACCACCTTCTTTAAGTGGAATGCTGTCTATTTTTAACATTGGACCCTTGGATGTGTCAATTACAGACCCAATTTTTGAGTAACGATTCTTTTTTTGGCCATTCTTATCTGTATAAGTGCCTGTAATTACTTTAATTTCTTTTAATATCTTGCTCATTTTTTTCCTCCAAATTCTTCTTTCATCCAACCTTTAAAATTTTCTGTATCATCGTTTTTAGGTAAGTTTGAGTCAATTTGACACATAAAAACCTCAAATTTGGCTTTAAACAGGTTTAATTTGGCATTTAATATCGTTTTTTGACAAGCTGCTACTTCAGCGCATTCATCAGGATCAATGCCACATTCAAGCATTTCGCAAACGTCAATAGCTTGGTTAATAAGAATGATTTCATTTATCGTCATTAAAATCCCGTACGGATATATTTTGCTCATTTTATGTTCCTTAAAATTTTAACTTTTTCGTCAATTTCTGCTAAAAATAGCGTTACTTCTTCTTCTAACATCTTGATGTATAAATCGTTTCTTTCGACCCTTTGCACAAAAATTTGTAGATTTTCAGGCATTCTTGGGTCAAAACTGACGAAATCGCACCACTTTCTGCCAGTACAAGCTAATTGCCATTGCATTTGTGGCATATACTTAGTGGGCACTTTCTGATTGAGCAGGGTTTCCATTTGTGTTTTACTTTCAGGGCATTTAATTTCTACTAACCCGTCTTCCCCTACAAACCCATCAGGACTTGCACCCGCCATTTCAATTGTTGGGTGAGTAATAAAACCCACTTCATCTACAAATACATCCCTGTATATCTCGTAATGCTGTCTAGCTTGTGGCTCAGTAGCTGTTCCCCACTCCATTGCAGCATTCGTGTAAAACTCTGCTTGTTGCCCAGTTAACCGTTCTAAGGTTAATTGAGTGCTGTAGTTCTCTCTAGATGCGCTAGGTCCTGTTTTTGTTTTGGCTATGACGTTTGATATAGCTGATGCTGTAACTTTGCCCAAACGTTGTTTAAACCATTCTTCGGTGCGTTGTTCTATCATTCCAAACCCCTAGTTAATATTTTTAAAGCACAAATTTGCGTCTTGAAGTCATCTTCATTAATACAAATTTCGGCACATTCTTCTCTTTCCAATTCGGCAATCATTCCAGCAAAATATATAAAGTTATCAACATTTGTGTCAACAGAATACTTGTGAAAGCCTGCCTCAATTGCAATTTCAACAATAGTTTTTTTAGAAATCATCGTCATCTTTCGGTATAAGTTGATAATGTCCGCAGATTGCACAATGCAAATGTTTACGGGTTTCTGTTATTTCCAACTCGCCTAGATCGCAAACTGGGCAAGGTATGTCATCTAATACATCATCCATTTATTAACCCCTTTAGTTCATCTTTGACTTTAATGACCATTGTTTCCCATTCTTTTTCAGAATGACAGGCTTGTAATGCTATTTTGTAACTGGCAAACAATTGCTCTTTTGTTTCACACGTTCTCATCTTGTCAATCAATAAACCAAGTTTTTCAGGTTCTACGTGACTTTTAATTGGTAAATTAGGTTTTGGCTTTGATGCTTGGTTGCCGTCATCGTCTTCAGGAGCAATGCCGCAAGAAGCCATAAGACTATACCTTCGAGCATAAGTTAAAGCACTAGCGTAACCTTGTGGATCATGTTTAACAGCAGGAAAGTGCAATCTTCCACATTCCATTGTTTCGCCTGATTCGTGAATAAAAATTGTTTCTAAAATAATGCCGTTATCGCATTCAAACGTCTTTTGCAATAGATATATGCCATTGTCGTTTAATGCGTCTATAACAGCCTCCACACATCCAGCTAAGTCTACGTATCGACTTTTAAAATGAGGGTTTACAGACTGTTTTAACGCAGGGTTAAATGCTTTTTGTGCTTTAACTAATGCTGTTGCTATGTTTTTCATGCTAAATCTTTCATTACATCTTTAACTTGTTGAATTGTTGACTCTAACTCTTGCTGTAAAAATTCTACTTCTTGACAAAGTAATTGAACGTGTGATTTGTAATAACCAGTTTCAAAAGCAAAACTGTTAATCAATTCGCATTGTTTTAAGCCTTCAGCACAATTAGCTTGTATCATTTCAAATCTTGTCATGTCATGCTCTCCAAAAAAATAAATCTAAAACTAAAACAACAACTGCTGCAATGCTTATTAAAGTCATTGCAATGTCTGATGCTGTAAATTGTTTGTAGGGTTTGGTAATTGCTGCGCCATATTCCATAGTTTGTGGAAAGGCTTCAATAATTGTTCTAGGTGTCATGGCTTTAAATCTCCTGTGATGATTAAGGCTTGATTGATAATGTGTGGGGGGTGAGGTATGCCAATCTTGACCTGGTCTAAGATAAAATTGGCTTCTTGTTTAGTCATTAGTAATCTTGACCATTGCGAACACGTTGTGCGCCTTGAAACATAGGATTCAAAGGTGCATTGTTCACAAAAGGTAATGATGGGTCTGCTTCGTATTGAGCTTCTTCATCATTGTTAAAAGCGTATTGCTCAATAGCTCCTAAAACAACACGAAGACGCATATACAAATCATCTGCGTCTTCATCAAGAGTGCAACCTAATTCTTTAGAAGTGAGAATTATTTGACGCAAATTATTTAAAAGTTGTTTAGATTGTTCATCTAAATCATACAAAGCGTTAATTTCATTGTTTGTTAACATATTTACTTTCTTAAAAGACCTCTTAGCGAATTGCTTAAGGCATAACGCTATGTTAAGCGAAATTAACTGAAAAAGCCATTTATTTATAAAAATATTTAAAAAAGTTGCAAATTTGCATAAAAACATCAAAAGTGTTGCTTTTTTGTTAATAAAAGTTAACAATACATTTATGAATAAAGAACAAGCTATTAAATACGCAGGAAACGCTAATCAACTAGCAAAGATACTGGGCATTAGTCGTTGTGCGGTGTCGCAATGGAAAGACATTCCTAAAGCTAGGATATGGCAATTACAAATATTGCACCCTGAATGGTTTTTAAATACTTGATAACTTCTTTTTTGTGTATAATAAAAAGCGTCTAGAGTGGCATCTAGCGTGTGACGCAAATTGTTTAACCCCATAGTTTTCTGTGTGGTCTTGCCTGACAGCAAGTGAACTTTTGATTTGCGTCATACGTTTGCTGTTGCTCTCGCCAAGAGCCAAGACCACAGAGTGAATTATGGGGTTTTTGTTTTTGGACAATCTAAATGCGGTACGTCGGTGGTTTAGATTAGAGATACTCTGCAACACGAGCGAACCAAAGCAGAGAACGTGGGCGAATTGCTAGAGCGTGGTGGTTTTAAATAGTCTGGCATAGTGCAAAGCGATGACATGGCTCCGTAGAGAAAGTCTTGCTAAAGCATAGAGCGAAACTTGTGTTATGACACGGTTAGACTATGCTTTGCTCAAACAATCACCATAGAGAAACTTTAATGAATACAGATATAGTAGAACATTACTCAAGATTAGCTTTAAATGATTCATGGATAGATTATGTTAGACAAAGAGTTAAAGAATTAGAACAAGATTCAAGTGGTATGTGGATAGGGTTAAGTAAAGCAATAGCACAACGCATAAAGGAATTGAAATGAATCAAGTTTTGATTAAAAAATTAATAGATAAAAATAAAGTAAATATTATTTTTGCCAATTCAATTGATAAAAATGAAATTTCTAATCAGATTGTTGAAAAATATCATGGATATGTTGCTAGTAGGAAAACTGTAGGAAGATGCTTGAAATATTTGATTGATTACAACAACCAATACATAGGAACTTTTTGGCTGGGAAGTGGATTTAAACCTACGCCAAAATCTATTCTTGATTATTTTAATATGGGGCAAAAACAATTTGATGGCATTTTTAACGAAATAGCTGACAACAAAAGATTTTGTTTAATTGAAAGTGTTCCGAATTTAGGTTCAATTGTTTTAAGTGGAATAAGAAAAAGAGCCAAAGAAGATTGGTTCAATATTTATGGTGATCAATTGCAAGCAATTATTACAACTATAGGTGGAGATAGAAAGGGTTCTGTTTATCTTGCTGACAATTGGAAAGTTATTGGAGAGACATCGGGTTTGCCTAGTGACAGAAAGTCTGTATCAATGAAATGGAATACATCTGATGAGATCAACGATAGATTTGAAAAACCAACTGGTGAAAACAAAAAAATTATTTTAATTACACAAGCTCTTGGCAACAAAATTATTATGCCCGCTACAAAAGTAACGCCTCAAGCCCAAATACAAATCGAATTGATATGACTTTTGTGGTTACATTTAAAGTACCTGGCAAACCACAGGGCAAAGGCCGTCCAAGATTCGCTAGGCGTGGTAAGTTTGTTTCTACATACACAGATGAGAAAACAAAGACCTACGAAAATCAGATAAGAGACATCGTAATGGTTGCTATGGGTGCTTCTGAACCCTTAAAGACCCCCTTGGTGGCATTTATTTACATTTCTTACCCTATCCCAGCGTCTTACTCTAAAACACGCAAGGCAGACTGTTTAAGCGGTTTAGAGCGCCCAACAAAGAAACCTGACATTGATAACATAGTAAAAGCATTTCTTGATAGCATGAATGGTATTGTTTATGTTGACGATGCACAGGTTGTTGATTTGTTTACTACTAAAGTTTATGGTGAACCTTTTGTAGAAGTAATTATTAAGGAGACAATATGAGTACGATTGTTTTAACTTTAACTTTATTTGGTTTAATTTGTTTAATATCAATATTGGGGGTTTTATTATGGCTACTGGTAGAAACACTATCGCACTAGGTTGGAAAAAAAGAAAAATGACAAAAAACAAAGCATTAGAAATGGCGCTTGAGTTAATTGAACAGCTCAACATGGATGGTTGGGTGTTAGCAGACTTTGAACCACAGATGTACGCCTGTATTGCCGCCATAAAAGAAGCATTGTTACAACCAGTAAAAGAATCTTGTGCTGAATGTGGTGTTGGTGGTGGCCACGCCCTATATTGCGTTGCTTGTGCTGGAAAATATGTTTAAACGTCAAAAGAGAAAAACACATGAGTCCTGAAAAACACGCTGAATTTATTGGTAACTTTGCAAGTAATTATGCTAATGCTAAATCCAACAGAATTGGTAATGAGTTAAAACTAAAGACTACCAAAGCAATCCTGATGCAACAAGCATTTGCTGATGGAATTACACAAGTAGCAGCTCAAGAACGTGATGCTCTCGCAAACCCTGTTTACATATCTTTAATTGATGAGTTAATCTCCTCGGTCAAAGAAGAAGAAACTTTAAAGTATCAATTAGAATCCTCACGCCTACATATTGATGTGTGGCGCACTAGAGAAGCATCAGAACGATTAGCTATAAGGTCACACGAATGAAATGCCCAGTATGCCAACGAAACGGTAAGATTTTAGAGACAAGAACAAATGAAGACGATACAAAAAGAAGACGATACAGTTGTACCCAAGGGCATAGATACACAACCCGTGAAGTCATACTTGAAAACACAATATGTACGGAACAAACGCTTATTGGAAGTAGTCGCAAGCCTGAATTGCCAAAATTGTGGGCATTACCAATCGCAGGCGGCACACTCTAACTGGCATGGCGGTAAAGGGCGTGGCATCAAGGCAAGCGATAACTATGTTGCTGCTTTATGCCAATCTTGCCATCACGATGTAGATCAAGGCAATGAGCTAACTAAAGATGAACGACAAACTATTTGGGTTAACGCACATTTAAAGACCTTGCATTATCTTTTGATAACTGACCAATGGCCTATAAACGTGCCTATAACCGACTTGTACAAAAAGATGTACTTACCCCTTGCGTAGAGCTGGGATGCCTGCCTTGGACTGATTCATGCTTGGGCTTGGGCTATGTCTAGGATGTGCGTGGGTAATATCAGTCTTTTCATGCTTTTTTAACTCTTTTTCAAGCGCCATAACGTGCTCACGCTCTTTGCGGTATTCTCTAACCACTTCATAATTAGATGGTTGAGATTTAGCAGATTTGTGCTGAGTAACTGTGAAGTTTGTGGCCATGTAATTCCCCTTTTTTCAATTATAAAACAAAATATATTTTAAATATTCCCTAATTTACAACAAAAATACATATATAAATGTCACAAACTTAGTTCAAAATGAAGTTTTAATCAAGGAGCAATCATGGAATATACTTTGAAAATTGAAGATTGGGAAACAACCGTAACTATTGAAACAGATAATGTTGATGTATTAGAAAAATTGAGTGAAGCAGTTTACCTTGCTTTACAAGATGACGAAGAAGAAGAAGAAGAAGACGCTGAATAAAGTCTTACCACTTCTTAAAGGGGTTTCAAAGACCCCTTTTTTTATACCTTAATCACTTTACCCCTAAATTCAACGTGTTTAGCATCCACTACGTTGATTACTTCAGGCCACAACATATGCCCTCGATGGAATGTTAGAACTACAAAACCTGACCGCCAATTGGTAGGAGAGTTTTCTAAATAGTTTTCAAATTGTGGTCCAGTTGGATCAGCTAATGTGCCTGTGTCAACACCAAATCGTGTACCGTTGTAATCGTTAAACGGTGTGACTTTTAAGCTATGAAGATGGCCAGTAACCATTGAAACGCCCGCATTTACGGTGTTATTATGAGTCGCATGAACTCCACCTTTCCACCTGTGTTTAACAATTACGCTATCTGTTATCCAAGTGGACCAACATGGTTCCCATAGTGGGAAATGGTCTTTTAAACTAAACCCCTTAACAAATTCATACTGTGGAGCATTACTAGCTAATCTGTTTTCAAACCTAGCGTCATGATTCCCAAGTGGCCATATTAACTTAACTTTGTGGTTGACCTTCTTAGCTTCATCTTCTATCTCTCCAAGTGCTATCTCACACGCTTTAAGCTCTTGAATTATGCTTGGGGTACTGTCCCATCCTATTCTAGGAAAACGGCTTATAGACGCTCCATCAAAGGCATCTCCGTTGTTGATAACCGCTTTAAGTCCCTCAACATTCTGAATAGCCCAAATTAGTCCACGATAAGCAGCAGTCTTGATGCCAGGCCAAAAGTGGGCATCTGAAAATACAATTACCGTACCATTCTCAATTCCTAAGTTAACTCGTAATGGTTTGGGTGCAAT